TTATACTACTGGGTGTTTAACAGTTCTATCTCCAAAATATATGCCATTCTCCATGCACAATCATGGTTTTGCAATAGTTGAAATACAAGATGGCAAATCAAAAGTAAAAAATTTAATGATTAAGGATGGTAAAATATGTTTTTAGGAACTGAATAATTTTAATACCTTTACCATTGCGTTTTTCGTTGATTTGTTTTGTGGTTAGGTTTGGCAAGGGTGGCAAATATTGTCACCTTTTGCTTTATACAAAAATCCCCAATGTCAGAAACAAAGGGGATTTACAACTTTTGGAAAATCAAATCAAAGTCTTAAAAGCCTGATGGCTTATTTGTTATTGGGTCAAGTTCTCTAATCTTACTTGTTGCTACATCAATATACATATCTGCGGTTCTTGTGTCTCCATCACGATTCTTCATGAATATGTATTCTATCTTATTGGTAAACTCAAAGTCTGCATTACCTTCTTCTTTTGCTCTTTCATAAGCATAATAATCTTCTCGGTATAGACCTATAACTACTGAAGCATCTTGTTCTATTTGACCACTTGAACGTAGGTCACTTAGCTTAGGTCTATGACTATTTCTACCCTCTGATTGTCGGTTTAATTGTGCAGCACACAAAAAGGGTATATTTAACTTTTTTGTTAATTGTTGAATCTTTTTAGATACACTTCCTACTACTTCAATTTCGTTATTAGACTTAATAGAACTATCGGTTAGGAGTTGTAAATAGTCGATTACGACCATGTCTATCTTCTTCTCTCTACAAATCTTTTGAATAAGGTTTGTTAAATAATTGACATCTCGGTTAGCCCCATCATACCAAGTAATAGGTAGTTTCTCTAAATTAGTTACTGCTTGTTTTTGAATATCACTAAATTGCTCAATACTTAGTCTACCTGTCTTTATTTTGCTATAAGGTAGTCCATCATCTAATTGCCCCGAAATCATTCGGTAAATAAGAGATATTACAGGCATCTCAAGAGATAAAAACAAAACATTTTGACCTAACTGACCTGCCCATCGTGTATGCTCCAATAAAGCAATGGCCTTTCCTTGTCCAGGTCTTGCAGCAAATAAGATTACGTTACCTTTTAGCCAACCTCCTGTAATCTCATCTAACTTAGGATAACCCGTAGGAACTCCTGATAATGTACCATTAGTCATTACATCACCAATATTAGATACCGCAGAGGATAAAGCGGTTTTCATATCCAATATTTCATTATTATCCTCTTTAAGAATATCTTGGTTATTGACTCTATTTATCTTATTGACCAATTCAAAATAATCCGCACCATTAGCCAAGTCATTATTTATTTCACGAGATAAATTTAGTAAATCCCTTTTACCTTTCAGTTCAGCAAGGTACATGATTAGTTCATGTGCATTAATTGGATTCCTAGATGTAGTAGCTGACATCACTACTGCCCAATCATTATTATTATTCGTTTTAAGCCTCAATATTACATCCGATAAGGTGAATGTACCTTTCTCAGAATATAATTCAACACAAGTCAAATAAACACTCTTGGTGGCATTAAAATGAAACACATCGGTAGTAATTATCTTTTGTATCTCTTTTGTGTAAGAGGGATAGTTACAAAGTAATGCGATAACTTCTTTTTCCGCATCGAGGTCAGCGAATGCGATTGATTGATTTGATTTCATGATTTTCCTTTGTTGTTGTTAGAATCTAAATGGATTCACTTTTACTTCTATTTTCCTTGGTAGATACTCCTCATCCTCCCAAGTGCGTTGATTTAAGTAGGTTGTTGGATGCTTTCTAAATTTTATGTCAGGAGTAGCTTTTAAATAGTGTGGCAAGGTAGTAAATATTTGTTCTACTTCTTTGTCAGTCAACTTTAAAAACTTTGTTTTAGCATCCTTAGTACCTGTTTTCTTGTTGTACATATCCCAAAACTTATCAAACTCTTTTTCTCGTAGGTTCACTTTTTCAAGTAATTCTTGAGCATTTACCTTTGGGATACTATACACTACTTCTTGTTTAGGATAAATTAATTTTAATCCTTGTGTGCGTTCTAACTTGGTATCATTAAGTGATTCCATTAAAGCTAAATCTTTGATTTCTAATTGCATCTTAGCTAATACTTCATTGAGTAAATCACCAAGACCTATTTTGTTATTTTCCATAAGTTATTATTGTTCTAATTGAGGTCTACCATATAAATGGAATGTATAATCAGGCATCATATCATCTAATTCAATTGGTATTCCACAAAATGATGTAACATTTTTTAATTTTATGTTTGTATATTTTTGACAATCTTCAATTAAAAATTTAAATGTGAAGTTGCTCATTCTATACTTAAATCCATCTCTATTATAAAATGCAGGAGACCTAACATAAGCCCTTTGCATTAATTCAAATAATTTATTCCCTTCCATAAGTTTCATTGTAATATTCTTCACATTTAGTTTCCCTTAACATTTCGGTATATTTCATTATAGGATATTCACCATTCCAACCTTCTCCACTTGAAGCAAAACCATTTAATCTTGCTTCTATTATCTGCTCTTTCTCCATTGCTTTGGCTTGCTCCCATAATTTTATTCTTCTTTGATGGTATTCATTGAATGTAATTTCTCTATTATTCTGAATTTCATCATTAAATTTTGAGAATTCATCCTCAAGCCATTGTACTGCCGTTTGTTTATTTTCCATTGTCTTGTTATTTAATAAGGTTATGACCTTAAAATTTTTCAAATAAATCAGGATATAACCTGTTTTTTAACTTTTTCTCATTGCAGATGTGATTAGATTTAAACGTATATGCCTTACACCCGTTGTAAACATAGCTGGAATCAAAATCATCATGAAAATTATCTGATTTATCAACAGGTTTTGACTGATTTTGTACAGGAATCTGTACATCATTTGGATAAATTAGCACCGAACTGATGCCAATAAATGCAAAAAATAGTAATGTTTTCATATTATTGTTAGGTTAATGATTTACAAATGTAGAATAAATTTAAATAAATTCACCATTCTCACCAATCTTGACATCCATCTCAGCCATCATGGCAATCAATGTGAGGTAGCATTGCTTTTTACACTCAGCAATTAGTTCAATTTGATTGGTGTAACGTGGCTGTAATTTTTTATAAATCTCGCGTTTTTTCTCAATAGGACAGGTCCAAATCTTATATTTGATCAGATCATCGTACAGGAATGATAGGCCATATTCAGCCCATTGCATTTTACCTTTTGTTTCAGCTGATTTTTTAAATAATTCCGCGTGATCATTTACATTTTTGATTGCCATTTTTTTCAACTCATCATCCGATGGTATTGGCTTTGGTGCCTCGATCTGCTTTGGTATGTTTTTTGTTTCCTGCCTTGCATACTCGATGTATGCATTCATAATCCTGCCAAAGTATTCACAGCTAAAATTCTCATAACATTTGACATCCACCGTAAATTTACCTGCGACTGCCATTTCAAATGCCAATTTAATCTCTGCTAACGTCTGATTTGCGTAGCTGGATCGAATGAAACTGATCAACACATACTTTTCCTCATCTGTTGGTAAATTGTTGCCCCTAAGGCCAACTATGATCATGACATACCTAAGTATTTTTTTTAGGTCCTCATCATCCAGCTGTCTGATCACAGGCTGATTCTGTGCCTGAACAATTACAGCTGCTTGACCTTTACCAATTTCTGAGGGCTTCCATACGGTCAATGCTTGTGCCTCTTGGTTTGTCTGTTGAATTTCCATTATTTTGATTAGTTACGGTTTTTGCAAATATACCCGAATAATTATTTGACATTGAATAATTTATGTATTCCTCTAATTGATCATCAGAAAAATCAATCCATTTTTTTAACAATGCCTGTTTACCCGTTTCTGTGTACCGCTGTTTTTTCTCGGCTTTGTATTTAAACCACAAATCAAAAATCTCATCCCTCCTTGTTTTTATAATTTCTTTATTAGATTCTTTCTTTGTAATATCTTTCTTTATAATGTTTGATGGTTTTCCTGTATTAGGATTTTCCTGTAACGGGTTTCCTAACGTTAGGTTTTCCGCGACAGGGATTTCGCATAATAGGTATTGAATATGCCAATGACCAAACTCATTTTGGTACCTTTCGCGCCTTAAATATCCATTTGATTCCAACTCCTTTAATGCAGAATTGATCGTGGGCAAACCTTCTTTAAGCTGGTTTGATATACGTTCAGCACTAAACTCCCACCCATCAGGTTTTGATTGAATGTATGCAAATAATCCCTTGGCTTTTAGGGATATTTCCGTGCTATTGACAAGATCATTTGGGATCGTGGCATAGCGATTTTTAATAACCAATTTTTTCATAAAATAAAAAGCCACCAAAAAAATCCACCGCTCCTTACTTCGGTTTCATTTAATGATGGCATTTTAAGATCGTGTGTTGCTATAATGTAAGGAGGCAACCGTGATGTAAAAATAATTAATTTCTTGGATTACGCAATGGCTTAAAATTAAACAGGCCAGCAAACTGCGGAAACTCATTGACAAATTTACGGGCATAATATGCCGTGTAATTATTACCGATTTTGTACGGCTCATTTGTTTTCACCTTATGATGCCAACGGATTTCCTCACATATCCTCTTTGATCCAATTTTTCGGTATCCATTGTTGATTAGATCAACGGCAATCATTTTGTATAATTCCCACAGATGTGGATTTTCTTGATCGTATTGCTGAAAAGTTTTCATAGGTTTAAAAATTTAATAAGCCATGCCACTAATTTTAGAATTGGCTCGATGATTAAAATATAAACAATTGATAGAATGGTCCAAAAGACCATAAAAACCCATACAAAAAATTGTACGATTATGTATTTCAAAATGTCTGATAGCTTTTTCATATTCCAATGTTATCGTTTAACTCTTTTGGTGTTACGGTATAACGTTCCGATAAATACTCAATCAGATCAATGTCTGATTGATGGTCCCAATCCTGTGGCATACGTCCATCAACGATGGCGCATTTGAGCATTACCACGATCGATGCGATACGCATTCGATTTTGGCTTTCTTGATTTAGTCTGTTGTTGTCCATGTAATTTGCGATAATTAGCTTCTAAATTATTTGCTATGTGCATCATCACCTCATTATAGGTGTACCCAAGTTCATTTGTTGTTCTCATTTTTTTACGTATTTAATGACATTCATTATAGGTATCCCGATCAAATGTCGTGCTGGATCAGGATGTTTAAAAAACAATGTTCGATTATCATCAGTCACCTGTACTAAAATTGACTTCAAATATCCTTCATATCGGCCCAGCTTATATGCAATTTCATACGTGGCACCGATCTCGATGTCACGGTGTTTCATGGCTGAATCCTTTACTGAATAAATGGCCTTCAATTCACCATTTCTTGTTGTGTATTGACCTACTATTTTTCTCATGGTTAAAAAGTTAAGGCCGACATTTCTATCGGCCATATGGTTAGAATGGTAAATCATCTGATACAGGTAATGATGCCTGTGGTTTTATTGGCATCTGTGACACGATCGCTGGCGCAGCTGGCTGATTCTTTGTCGGCAGTCTGAAATTGCCTAAGATAGTCATTTTGACCTTTGCATCACGTTCCTCTTTAGTAGGTGACTGCGTTACGAAACCGTAGTTTCCGTATTGATCCATTTCATCGTTTAAAAAACCTGAAATATTGATCCATTGATTGCCATTTTTATCAGTAACGTAACGTGACTGATCTAATTTGCTGGCATTAATTGATAATGTGATAAGCTGTCCCATAATTATTTGATTATTTTTTTAATTGTTGTTGTACTTGATTTATATGGTGGATAATAATCTGCCAATTCACCTGTTTCCTCATCCAAAATTGTGGACTTAGATTTCAATGCTTTGCAGAATGCCTCCACCTCTTTTTGCTTTTCTTTCAGGTGATCAATCTGATCCTGCAATTTTACCCAGCTTTCTGTTTCTGAGTAATCGTATTTGACACCTGCCTCCATCTCGCTAAACTCAATTCCAAATGCTGTCAATTTGCTGTCCTTATTTTGGCGCAGATCAATGAACAATGGCTCCTTGATATGTTTGTCCATCTCAGCTGCTAATAATTGAAATTTGGCCAATTGTGCAGCCAATTTAACAACATTAATTGAATCTGCATTTGCCACGAATGATTCGGCCATGGTGACGATCTCTTTTTTGCTCATGTCGATGATCTGACCATCAACAGAAATTAGCTGGTTATTATTCATTGGTTAATTTGGCTTTACGTACTTCAAACATTTTAAGCAATTCAGGAAATTTCCTGATTGTTTCAGAATTTTCACTATACAAATTGACCAAATACTCAATTGACTCGCAATCATTGATCAACATTTGCCACTCATTCAACGTGTCTTTATCAAGCACGTTTGTATTTTTATTGGTGGCATCTGAATCCTTTGTATCATCCAGCGCAAATAATCCATTGAGCGCATATTTTCGTGAGTAACTTGATGCCGTTCCCGAAACCTGCGATGAATCCATTCCCTTTTTACTTTCATCCTCACGTGCAACTGCGGAGGCCGTGTATGATTGCTCACCATTCGACATTGTTGCTGTTGCCTTAATGTAGACGCGATTGCCAACACAAATTGGCTCATCAGTCAAAATGATGTAAAATCCCAAAGGATTGATCACAGGTTTGACCGCTTCCAAAATATCCTCAGCTGATCTGTACTTGTATTTGCCAAAGGAATTGAATTGACCTTTGGGTGCCTTTACCATTGATTGGATCTCGGCTAAAGTATGATTTTTCATTATTGTTAGGTTAAATGATTATTGTTCTTGCATTTGCTTGGTAACGATGGCAAATTCATTTTTTACCGCTGGCTCATTTAAATTATGCCTCAACACACGTTGAACGTTACCTGATGTCCATTCCCGCGCTGAGAATGGTAATATGCCTTTCTTATTTAAATTGTCGGCCACCTGTTGATACAGGTTCATTTTTCTGATTTTTTGCATTTGAATTTAATTTAATGTCATTTAAATAATCGGCATAATCAACCATGCCAATACAACGGCCCTTGTATAACCGGTACTCTTTGTCCAAATATGATTTCACCTCATTGGTGGTTTCAAATGATTTGATAATGTAATACACACCGCTCAAATCTCTCATGGTAAAACGTAGTGTAAACATTATAATATGATTGGTAAAATGTGAAAATATAAAACATAAAATGCAGCTGCAATTACCATTGATGCTGGGATCACATTTGGATCTGATTTGTGGTTTTCGATAATGTACTCGATTGCTTTTTTCATTATTGTTTGGTTTTAAATGTTAAAATATAAACCAAAGGTAACAGAATAAACCATACCTCCAAAATAAATTTAAATAAATTTTATTTATGTCATGAAAAAAGGCAGATAATTTACCTGCCCCTTTCTATTTTATCATAAACCAAACTAATTCAACGCAAAATTAAACGATTTTTCCATCTTTTATAATATAGTTTGTCACCTTACTTTTACCATTTTCTAATTCAACCATGGCAAACCCGTGATTGTGTTGGCTAAAAGGCATATATTTTGGTGATAATGCTGTCAAACATCCTGTTGAATACGTATTTATAAACTCTTTAAAGCCTGTTTTGCGTTGTGTTGTGGATGTTTTGTGTACGTGTCCAATTAATGTGTTGCAAAGAACCTTATTAAACAGGTTTTGGCTTGGATTAATTCCGCCTCCGCCATACAATTCATGACCATGAAGGACCAATAAATCACCTATTTCCATACCTTGCCACGTGTCAACCATGATATACCCTAATTTATCCAAATGGAAAAATATTTCGAATTGCAAATCATGGATCTGTGCAAATTCCTCAGCTTGCATGGCTAATGATCTTGCATATCGGTCCTCATGGTTTCCCATTTTGTAGTAAATCGGAATACTTGGAAATATATCACGCAATTTTTTTACAAAATCACGGCACAATTCCACCTCCCGTGGGAAATCTCTCAGGTCTTTGTCTTTTTCGTGGCGCGAAATTGAGTAAAAATCGAATATGTCGCCATTTAGATACAAGCAATCAATTTGCTGTTCACGTAAATGCTTGATTGCACACAATAGCGCATCCAAATCATGAAACGGAAAATGAATATCAGACA